TCGTGTTTGCCCTTTGGTCAAGGTATACGTTGAGGGGGTAATGAGCCCCATTGCGATATTTGACCGTGTCCGTGCCGCCGTATTTCTTCTGCAGGTTTATCCATGCCTTTTGTAAGTCTTCTGCGCCTGTCGTGCGGCGAGTGATGCTCTCGATCTTGAGCTGGGTCATTTGGGTCTGCGCCACTAAAGCGGCTTGTGCAGACTCTGCAGCCACGGTCTTAAACTCTGCCGCGCGTGCTCTCATGTCAAGGTCTGTCCCTGCGATGAGTGCGTCGATATTCCCGATGACCTGCACCCGGAGCGATTCGAGCAGCCTGTCAGACACCCGAGAATTTACCGTCAGTTTGCCGGCCTTGATGTACTTAACCAACGACCGCAGAAACTGGTCATGCGCCGCGTGTGCGACCTCTTCGAGAATATCACCAGCAAAGAAGCGGAGCAGGGGTTTTCTGAGAGCCTTGCCATATTTCGCGATAGCCGCCTCGACTGTTGGCAAGTCTTTTGACAGAGCATACCTGTAATCATCTAGAAAAGAGTATTGCCGTTGAATACGCGCCACAGAGTCGAGCATCTGCAGCTTTTCAGACCTGATTGACCAATCTGTCTTTTTCATCGGCCGACGTACCGCCTAATGGGTTTGATAACTGCGTCTGCGTTGTCTCTCAGGGCAACGTCTACCAAGTCGCGAGCGTCTAGGCACAGTGAAGGCCCGCTCACGCCATCGATCGATAGAACGCCGTCCGAATATGCACCGCCTGTCAATGTGCCGATTGTCTCGGCTGAGTCCCGCATCGGCAGAACGCGTGCCAGGTGCAGCGCCTGCAGAATGTTTGCCTTGTTCAGTTGGTCGTCATCTGGTAGCCACAAAGCACCGTCCGCCCATCTCTGTTGATGGTGCCGCACGATGTCTCTGCACGCCTGCACAATGCAGCGCACCTGAAAGGCTGTTGCCTCGGTGCTCTCTACTGTGATTGCGTCATTGTCTGCCACGTTCTCGGCAAGACCGGGGGTAAATGAAAGCTCCACCGTGCCTGAGTCGTATCTGGTCGAGAGAATACGGTATTCAGTCGCGGTGGAGTCGCTTGCGATTGTAAAAACCGACCCCGCTGTAATGCGTTGAACATCATCAGCGAAGCCGTCAACGGTCATCGACGTCGCACCCGCAGAATATCCCGAGGCGTTATTCACCGCCCCCGTGAGACTTTGCGAAGCCAGGGCAGCCCAATGCAGCTCGCCATTAGCGGCCGCATAGGTGTTTACCTCAGCTACTGTGCAATACGTCGATTCCATCTTACACCGCCGCTATCGTGCAGACGTTCTTGCTGACGACGTGCCACTTGAGATTGATCGCAATCAAGTCAAGGGACGCACCAACAAACGCGCCAAAGGTCGCCGTATCTTTCGCACCGCCTGTGACGCCATCGTCTAGCAGGTTGGTCGCTGTGACGACGTGCGCGTATGCGCTTTGATTGAGAATCAACAGTCTATAGCCCTCTTGCGCTGCTGTAGGTGCTGCGAGCGTGTAAGCGCCCGCAGAGCCTTTTGTCAGCTCTGCAATGTTTGATGGGTTAGAGAATGCGATCGCCCCGTCTGAAGCATAAGTCGCAAGCGTCGGTTTCTGAATCTCTGCGAGCTTGGCAGCGAATCCCGCCTGTTGGAAAGCGGGGTTTACTGACTCAATAGAACGCAGTTCTGCTGTGCTGAGCTCTGCCATAGGCTTAACCCATCACAACACAGATATGCTCAGATTGAACGGCTTTTACGCCCCAAACTGCTTCGACTTGGAAACGCACAGCGCCCCAGCCTTTATACAGTGAGAAGGTGAAAGTGATCCCGGTGATTGGGTCTGTCACAGTCTCGATCATGATCGCCGCATCACCCATACGCGGGCGTGCTGGTGCGCGCGTCGCGAGTGCGATGGCATTGCGAGAGAAAGCCACGTTTGCGGTGTAGCTGTCGCCGATGGTCATCTCTGTTGTGTCTGCAACAAGGGCACGAATGCCAGGGTTACCAATCACGATGTCGCCAGTGGCTGCTGTCAAACCGGTGTTTACAACATACTTGTTGTTCGCATCGGTTGCAAAAGTCACGATGTCACCGGCCTTGATGCCTGTGCTGTTGACTGTGCCACCATCGAGCGTCAGAGTGGTCTGGCCTACTGCCTCGCCTGAGCCGTTGTTGATGTCGTAACCAGTGCCCGCGCCTTTTGTGTGCGACTGTACGCCAGCAGACTCGCGGACGCCAAATCCGACGATAGGCAGAAGAATGCCGTTTCGCAGGGTCTGGTCTGAACCGTTGTTCTGTGCTGTCATCAGGTTAGCGAGTGAGCGAAGGTTTACGCCAGCCGCTGAGTTGATGATCAGTGAACGGAAATTCGGGTCATTCATGCCCGGTGCGCCGTTGTCGTCAAGGATGCGCTTGGCTTCTGCAGCTACGCCCAAAGACGAGCCGAATGGAGCTGTACCGGCTGTGCCGACTGCACGCGATGCGTTTTGATACGCGGCCGTCATGATATCGACCTCCATCTCATTCACAAGCGCGCGAATGCCCTGAGCGATGTTCTGCTCAAGAATCACTGCGGCCATGTTGCCGAGAGAAAGCTCTTCTTCGCCTGAAATAGGGATCGGTGCGACTTTTGACTTGTTCAGGGTCATGTCTACATAGCTGTAGGTCGCTCCACCCGTCTCAGGGATTGCCATCGCTGGCGTGAAGTTTTCGAGAGTCGCAGCGGGTGCGATAGGCGTCCGAACCGTCTGGTTCAGAGCAGCTGTTGCCGCCGATGCGTCGAGAGTTACAGCGCGAACAGCACCAGCCATCTCGCGTGAGACGGTGTGCATAGCGCGGTAAATTGTCGGGACGAGTCCCGTGATTGTATTTGCAATTGCCATTTTTACCTCTATTCTGTCAGCGTGCCGCCATTATTAATGAATGCAAAGCGATCTGCGTTGCTCATTGCGTCAAACTGGGCCTTGGTCACCTTGTTGGCACTTACTGGAGTGCGCTGACCACCTGAGGAGCCTGCCCCTGGTGCAAGTTGGGTTGATAAGAGGTTCGAGTTCTGTTCGAGGGCGAGAAACTGGCTCAAAGCCTGATCGAGATCAAGCTCTAGGCCGTTCAATTTTGCAGCCACTTTCCATTCGCCATTGTCCTCGATGACTGCGGGGGAGCAGCTCGCCTTGAATAGCGTGGCGACTTGGTCAAGGTTCCGAATGTTCGGATGCTTGCCGGCCGCCTGAAAAATCGCTGTGTTCAGCTTCTCTGCCTTGAACGCTTGTTCAAACTTGGTGGCGCGTTCGTTTATTGTTTGCGCTTCTTTCTGCGCCTTCTCGATTGCTGCCTGTGCCTGTTTTGCTTCGCGTTCTTTCGCGGGTATCTGCAAACTTTCAAGCTCGTCTAAACGCGCTTTGAGTTTGTCAGCCTCTGAAAGCTGAGAGCTGAGATTGTCTATCTCGCCTTTGTACTTTTTCCGAAAGTCCTCATTTGATTTGGCGATCACGCCTTCGATGAGCCCTTTCAGATCGACGTCTCCTATCTTCTGTGGCAGTTCGAGCGTCTGACGATTACGAGGGTCGGTAAACGTGAAGCGCTCGATCTGTTCCGGCTGTGCCGTTGGGGTTTCTGTCATGTAGTGCTTTCCTCTTGTTGAGTTGTTATCAGCTCGCGCGCTTGTGTGATTGCGCTCGCCGCATCCACCCCGTCGATCTGCCAGTCTGGTGCGCTGCCTTCAGTTTCCTGTGACAGCTCCTCGACCTTAGCAGGGTCAAGATTCGGGAAGACCTTTTCAACAATGCCCTTCAAGGCGATTTGTTTTAGAGGTCGCAAGCCGAGATTAAACACGTCAAAGAGCCGCTTGAGCTGCAGGTCTATATCCTGTTGCTGGAACTCTTTGCTGTATTCTATCCCGATCTGTTCGCCGTAATCTTTACCAAGCCAACGCGCTGCAGTTCTGAAAATAAACTCTTCAGCCTCTTGCAGCGCCTCGGCACCGTATCGGAGTAGTGCTTCTGTCTTCTGGAACTCTTTGCCCATCGCTGCGCCGCTCTGGACGTAGCTCTTGTCTCGATCGACATCCATGCCGACCTTGCGGAAAATCTCGTAGGCATAGAGCTTTACAGCATCGATGAACGGGCCAACCTCAGAGAGTCCGGGGCCTTTGAACTCGGGGGAACCTGACAGCGTGCCGTTATATTCTACGGCCGCGACGTCATAAAGGCCAGACTTGACGACGTCCTGATCGAGGTCGCCGGGCTTTTGAACGGGGAAGAATAGTGTCTTGAATGTGCCGGTGTGTAGCATCTCATCGAGCAGGGAGAGCACATTGTAAATTTGCTCCGAGAGTATGGCTACGTCCTCCATCGGGCTGTCTGCGATCTGGTCGTCGTCTACGTCTCGCCAATTTACGAAAGTAAAAGGCACATAGCCCACAGGGTGCAGACGCTCTTCGCCTGGTATCACGTCCCATTCGTCGAGGGTTGCTGAGCGCTTTATGATCTCGAACTCTTGCGAATGCGTTCGCGTCCACAGCCGATAGATGGTCTTTTTAGAGTCCTTCTCCAGCGGGTTGACCTTATCGACGCGAGAATCATCGAGCAGAACCCAAAGAAGCTGCCCGTGTTCATCAACGGCAAAGTCTCTGATCTGGTGCGGGTAATAAACGCAGGGGTACGGGTTAAGACCGCGCGCCAGCCTGTCGGCCTCGGTCTGCACTTCGCTTGTGTCGAACGCAGGGGAATCAACAAGAATGCCGACTGTGTAGAGCATCGAAGAGACAGCGACGTCTCTCATGAAGCGGGTCATGCCCTTGCCTCGCCATGCATCCTCGGTTAAGAACTCAAGCTCTTTTGGGATGGTGCGTGATGGCTCGTTGCGGAAAACGAACCCGACGAGAATGTCAACGATGGGCTGAAGGAAGTTAAAATAAACAGCGCGCGCCTGTCGTGCTTGGTGTACTTCTTTCGATTCTCTGGTGTACTTGCGGAGGTGCCCGCCGTTTCGGTATCGGATGCCGCCTCGATAAGAATCATCCATCAAAGACCACAGGGCCAGACGTGATTCTACCTCTGGTGCGCGGCGCGTGCGGATGATGTCGAAAGGCGATCGCTCCATCTGAGCGCACCTTTATTCAGTGTCGTTTTTTGTCAATAGAGATGCGAAACAGCTTACGGGGTAAGCCTGAACGGGTTACGGCGTAAGCTATCGAACACGATGAAAAGCAGGCTTCGGCGTGTGGCTGATTAAGTCAGCAACGGCCAGCGCCATGCTCATGACGATGTCATCATGATAGCCAGATGGTGCGCTGTACTTCACATGGCCGGTGTGCGTCTTTGTTGCCCCGAAAATTGACAGCTCTTGCACGATGTCGGGGTGATGCGGGAAGCTGATTTCTTGCTTTTCAATCGCCATTATAAGGGATTCGACCAAGTGCGTCTTGACTGGTGCCGTGATCCGCACCGGCGACACTCTCAGGCCGTACTGAGAAAGCCTGTCGAATACGGGATCACCCACACCCGTGGCATCGAGCTTCACCAGAGCGTTATTATACTTGCGCGCCATCTCCATGATTCTCGCCTCGATCAATGACCACTCCACTTGATTGAACCGCTCAAGGGCTACCATGTGCCGGCGCTCTACGTCCCAAGCGGTTATCACCGTCCAGTCAACGTGCTTGGCAATGTCTACCCCGAGACAGTACAGCCTGCCGGGCTCTGGTGCGGAGAATTGGCCCTTCAAGCACTCTCTGAAATTGCGAAAGACCTCTGAGCCATCCTCTACGAACTCAGCCAGGTATTCTTGCCGAAAGACCGCCTCTGATGTGGTTGCCCTGATCTTCTCGAACTCCGCAGCGCTGAAGAACGGGCTCTTATCGCTCGGGGCGTGATGTCTTGAGTAGTCGGGGTCTGTCGCTGCGTTCTGCCAGTGTAGAAAAAACCAGTTCTTCCCCTTTGGTGTGCCGATGAAGTCGCACCCGCCTTGCTTGACTGCGAGCATCGGCCTGATGACCTCAGACCATACAGCCTCATGCATGGTGCCGCATTCGTCAAGGGTTGCGCTGGTGAGCGTGTCCGACTTCAGGTTCTCGGGCTTGTCTGAGCCCTTGAAGTGTATCCATGAGCCCGAAACTAGCTTTACGTTTAGCTCTGTTTTGTTCGGCTTCTCAATGAATGGCCGGTAATCCCTCACCAGACGGTCAAACTGTACTTTCGCCTGAGAATAGACCGGGCTCACCCAGTAGTGATTGCCGTCTTTCTGGTTCATGAGCTTCTTAACAGCTCTCAAGGTCGCAAGGGTGCTTTTGCCGTACTGCCGGCCAATGACTCCAACTGTGTGGCGTGCTGGCAGCTTGAAATACTGCCACTGGTCGCCGCTTGGCCTATGGGGCAGGGTGAGAATCATCGGGCCATCTGATCTCGATCGCTGCGCCGTCTTTGCCGGTTATCTCGACACGCTCGGTCAATAGGCCTGC